GGCGTTGGATTACAAAGGGGTTCGTAATAACTATCGTCTTGAAAAATATAAAGCGATGCGTCATAGGCCGCCCAATACGCCATCTCGGCTGGTGTCATGCACAACTGCCTATATTGTGCGTCTAATTCTGTGCCGTAAGTTCTATATTTTGTGATGCACGCGTCATTGCAACAGCGTTGTGCAATAGTTTCTGTGAATTCAACTACGGAATACACTCCATATCCAGCGCACGGATCAAACTCAGGATCTTCGGGACATGCGCACGGACAACCCACCTCGATGCAATGCTGATTTGTCGCGTAACTTGACTTCGCCGTGAAATGCGTAGTCCATGCAATATCCTCGTCTTGTAGTTCGGTTTGCAACGCAAGGCATGAGCACGCATCGACTATGTTTGTTTCAGTCGACTCGATACAACTACTGTAATAGCCGTCGTGCATCACGCAGCAAATGCCAGTGGATGCGCATGATAAGCACGGAATAAATACGGCTCCTGCAATGGCTTCACATGCGCATTTTTTTAATTCATCTGAACACCCTGCGGGAGCGCAACAAACTCCATCAGCGCATGTAGTAGCAATCATGAGACTCATTTTGTAGACCTTCCCCACGCCGCCGCAAATAGTGGATCGCTCGCCCGCTTTGCCGCCACAAATTCACGAGCAGTCGCCGGGTCGTCACTCAGCATCTTGCCGGCCAAGTCTGCCTCGTTCTGCACGCGGCGCGGGATCCAACCGATGGCGACACGGATGAGCGTGCCAAGTCCTGTCTGCCACAGCAGCGCCACCAGCGCGACCGCCACGACGGCTCCTAGACCCCACTGCAATAGCGTCGCCCAAAACGGGACGATGTCTTTTACGCCCGAAACGGCTATGGAAATTTGGCGTGTTTCGTTCAAGATGATCTCCGCGTCTGCTTTAATGGTGACCGCTGCGGCCACAATCTCGGGTTGAGCGGAGTGCGTAATGATGAACGCACTCCGCTCAGAGATCGAGTGTGCGGCGCTTGATGCGGCGCTTGCGCTGCTGGCGATCTCTTTCGTCGCCGAGCAGCCCGCTGTGAGGGCGGCGAGGATTATCGCTTGGCGAACCACTTTGCTTTAACCTCGTTGAATCCGAACACCGAGCCGCAGAGCCAACCAACCAGTAATAGCAGACAGCCAAAAAAAGTAGTGCCGAGAGCGTGAGAAAGAAATTCCATAAGTCCTCCATTATTTTAAGTTCATCCGATCAATCTTGATTGCCAACGCGGCAATCGCCTCAGTGTGCTTTTCGTCAATTGCTTGACCGCGTATGACTGCTTTGGTTAGTTCGGCTGCGGTCAAGGTCAGCGATTTGGTATCCTCTGCGATGCGGGTCAGCACTGCGTTCTTCTCGCCGAGCGACGAAACATAAAGACCCAAGGCAATCAGGATGCCTATGAGTTGACCCACGAGCACAGTCGTTTGAAGCGGTGTCAGGGATTGCTTTCCTGCGGGAGCCATTATGCTGGACACGAGCCGTCGATGGGATTCGGAACGCAAAAGAAGTAGACACCGTTTATTTTTGTGACGATCACGACCGTATTTTCCATGATTGGCAGCAACGAATAACCAGATGGAATGGTTGCGTCAGCAATTCCAGGGCCGTCATAAAGATTGTCAATAGACTGCAAAGATTCAATCGTGTTGTAAGCGTCAAGCGTTGATACGCTAGCGTTTATTTCCTCAAATAATAGTGTCGTAGAATTGAATTCGCACAATGAAACAATGTATTTCCATCGCCGATTACCAATACCTGTATATGAAAGAACGATTGCTAAATCTCCGCTGCTACCCGATGCATTGTTTTTCCTACCCCTTGCATCATTCGCAGGCGATCTCTCATTCGCTTTGTTGGCGATCTTGTTCCAGCCCCGAGTCGACATCGGGCCAAAACCTTTTCGGATATTTGGCTTGATGTCCATGATTATGTGTACGCAATTCCGAGCGTAGAAAATGCCACTGTCAACGGGAACGGCTGCACCCAGTAAACATGAGTCGCGTGCGAGATGTTTGTGCTTGAGACCGCCGCGTTTGTTGCTGGCGCGTGCTTCACATTTCCATCCTTGTCTCGCAGTGCCTGCTGCCTCATGTGGAATGTGTACGGATCATGCGAGAATTGGTAGTTGACTTCGTAAGTGTTCGGGCCAATGCGACTGGTCGTTGATCCAGTCAGGACGAGCGAACCCAAGTCGCATGCGTATGTATTGCCTGTCGAGCCAAAGGTGTATGCCGCGCTATTTCTTTTGCCAACAACGCCAGCAATCGTCGCATACGCTGGTCGTCCGTAGATCACGTTGCGCACGCTTATATTGATGACGGTCTGAATGTTTGAAATCGGTTCGCCGCTGGTGTCTACTGTTGTTCCCAAAATATCGACTGAGTCATCAGGCGCGCTTCCGTTTGCCTGAATATTCATCGAGGTTCCCGATCTCCAGATGTCCACAATATTCGTGGTGATAGAGGTTTCGATGGCGGTGAAGCCCTGCTCCGTTTCTGTTTTTACATCTATGGCAGTTGCTGCTGTACCATCGCCAGTAGTGGAGTCAAACGAAAATACGACATTCCATATCTTGTCCATTCCATCGCCGACTGGCGAATAGATCGCAGACACGAATCGCATTCTCGTAGCCATGCTCGTGTCATCGCCGCCGCCGAATACTTCGTACGCAGTAGACCCCGATGCAATCGTAAAAACGCTGACCGCCAAATTTTCGTCATCCGTCACAAGATAAGACTGTGTCCCGCTCCAGCGGCCGCGATCGTATGTCGCCTGGCGTTCGCGCTTTGTCCATACAAGAGCCATTATGTAACTCCTCCCATTGTCTTGAGTGTCTTGTCCATCGACTCCATATATTTCTTAAGTTCGATGGCGTTGGTCAATGTCTTTTGCGCAAGTGCCATCTCTTGACTCTTGGAGAAGTCTTGCGAACCCGCAACCTTAATCGATCCAATTGCGGAGTCGACTGTTGCCATGTTGTTTTTAGATAGGTTGTTGACATTCTTCTTTGCAGTCGCAATATCTGTCTCAAGAGTTGCGGTTGCCTTGAGATCATCTGCGGCCTGTTGCGCCGCTTCTTGTCTTGCGTCGGCAGTCTTCTTGACCGCTTCGAGCGCGTCAAATTCCTGCATCAGTTGCTTCTTGCCAGCGTCGGTCATGCCCTTGTGGGCTTGCAACTCTAACTCATAAATCATGCGCTTTGTCCGGCCAAGATCGAGATATCGTTGGTGTTGTTGTTCAACCCATTCGGCGGTAGCAGCCTGCTGATTATTCTGTGCCTTCAACTCATCGGCACTGTCTTTGTTAAATTGCGCAAGATCCTGTTGGGCTTTGCCCTTTTGTTGAAGAACAACTAGATCTTGCACATTCAATTCAATCGTCTTCTTTGCCTCTTCTGCCTGAGAATGAATTGCTTTGTATTGTTGATCTAGTTCAAGTCCGATTTTCTCTTCGTATTCTTGTCGAGTCTTTGCTGCCTGTGCTTCAGTCTGAATAATGGGGTCATGAGTCTTCTGTCTTTCCGCTCGTTTTTCGTCATATTCAGCCATCTTCGCTTTGGTTTTTGCTTGCGCATCTTTCATCTGAGAATCACTCAGATTTTTAAGTTCAACCAACTTCTTTTGGCGCATGCTTTCTTGCGCAATCATTTCGGGAGATTGACCGAATTGATCGTTCTTCTTTTGTTGAGTAGTGATTTCACTTTCGGGAGATTGCAATTTTCTTAGATTTAAAACGATGTCAGTCGTGCGTTTCATCTGCCCATTGCTTCTTGCGATTGAAGCATTTGCGGCATCGACTCCGTTTGCCCACTCGCCAATCGATTTCCCAATTTCAAAGAATGTCCCCGCAATGGGTATGGATTTGATTGTCGTAATCAAACTATTCCCGATGATCTCCATCGCACCGCTCAAACCCTTTTCGCCGCCCTCCTTGAAACCCTTGATCATTTCAAGAGCCATTTTGCCGCCAGCGTCGACCATGCCAATGACACCTAACCCGCCTAGTAGTTGGTTGCTAAGATTCTTTATCTGCTTCGCATTGATCTTTGAAATACTGCTTCCGATTGTTTGTTCCGCACTCTTTGCGGCAGCATTCGCAGTCTTGATGCCCGCCAAGAAGTTGTCGTTGTTCATGTAAGTGTTGACAACGAATGATCCAACTTGTGCCATTACTTGACCCCCATCTGTCGTTTGAGTTTTTCAATCGCTTGTTGTGGTGTCTGCTTCTTCTTTTCTACATACGGCATGAAATCCTGCGGGCTGAATGACTGTGATCGACCCGACCGATGCGCGTTGGCGACAGTAGACGCGACAATGCCCGCGCCGAGGTCAGCACGCTGGCGTGAGTCCAGGCATCCAACAATGCCTTGGTATTCAATCCATTCTTGGAGTTCTCGTGAGGACATTCGATCTCCTAATTCGGCAACAGTCATTTTCAACTCAGCCGCAAGCATGAACATGAACATGCGTATTCCGTTGCGGCTTCTCAGTTTTTTTCGAGTTCCTCTGCGTCCTTCGCGCCAAGGCCCGAAAGGTGCTGACAGTGCTCGTACAACTTGTCGATCACGCTTGCGGGCATTGATCCGACATGATCTATCTCAGCGTCGGTGAACAAGCGCACGCCAGCCTCAGTCGTTAAACAGCGCACGACGAGGCTGGCGTGCGCT